TCCTATCTCGGCGTCGATGCGGGACTGATGGCCTTGGTCAGATCGTTGCCGTTCTGGCCGCTCAGGTAGCTCAGCCAGTTCGTGGCCCCCATCATGCCGCCGACCTGCGCATTCGATGCCCCGACCGTTCCTGATGCCGCGGCCGTCCCTTGTCCTGTCCGTGCATTGAGAATTGTGTCGCCGTAGTTCTGCGAGAGGTTCGCTCCAGCTCCGGCTGCATTGGCTCCCGTGTTGACGAGACCCGACGACAGGTTCTGCCAGTTGTAATAATCATTGAGCGTGTTGGCCGAGAGACGCTGTGCAAGATCGACTGTTGCCGAGCCTGAATTCCCGCTGCCATCGGCGGCATGAGCGCCGATCGTCTTCCGCACCGCTTCGTTGTTGACATCAGTCAAAAGCGCGGCGCTCGGGTTCGATTTGTACATCTCCAGGGCTTTGGCTTGTGCCTCTGGACCGTTCAAACCTTGAATGTCGTTGATGATCCCGAGGCTATCGGTTCCAGCACCGATGTAAGGTTTCAGATAGTTCTGACCTTGCTCGAAATAGGGCTGAGATTCGGTGATGCCCTGCGAAATGGCTTTCTGCTGTTGTTTCGCGGCGGCCTTGGCGGCATCGGACTGCATCTTGCCGCCCAGCAGTGACGCACCCGCTCCGATCGCGGCTGCAAGTAATGAACCAGCCATCGTCTAAAGATCCTTCTGCCAGGCTTCTTCAAGTTTCATGTATCCGCGCGCTTCGTAGAGGTTCGCCAATCTCTCGTTCGGGGCGATCATCTGAAACCGCACGCAATCTTTATCGTTCGCCCATCTCTCAGCGGCGCCCATCAGAGACACGCCAGACCCCCGGTGCTCAGGTTCGACCCACCAGAACAATTCTCCGGCAATCCATTCTCCGGACCAGGGGTGCACGTAGGCGGCACAACCGATCATGCCCGTGAGGATCCCCAGACGTTCTGAGACTGCGAGATATCCGTCCGGCTGTTCGATCAGGCGCAGCATGAGTTTTTCCAGCGCATGCCGGTTCTTGGCTAAGCGTCCGTTGTATGAGCTTTCCTCGATAAACCTCAGGCCCATATCAACGAGCCGTGGAACGTCGCCCGCCTTGGCAAAGCGCATGATGGTCCGAGGCCGCCGGTTCTCGACGGGTGCAAGAAAGCCCATAAGTTTTGCCTTGTTCAGTCAGAGGGAGAAGTCGAAGCGTCCGTCAGTGCGCCGCTCATCGTGAAATCACCGCCCGCGCCCTTGTTGGTCGTGACAGTCGATGCTGGACCAGTGACGTAAATTGTTGGTGGGCTTCCGGTCGGTAAAGACCCGTCAACACCTGGAAACGCCGGCCGCCCAGACGTTGAGCGGAATTTCGCGAGATTTGCCGCAACCGACACGTCAATATAGGTCGGCGCGAACCAATATTCGGCCAGATCACCCTTCAATGGTGATGATCCGGACCATCCCGGCGTCAATTTTCCTATTCGGAAAGGCGCATCCGTATAGTCAATGTCACGTGATGTTGAGCCGCTTACGGCTGGATTAAGGTCGTCAACCCCGTCGACATAGAGGCGGAGATTGCCGAAAGCATTGACATCCCAAGATGTGATAATATGGTGCCAGGTACTATCCGACAATATTTGTGTCGTATTCCTGAAGGAAAACAGCGTTACATCGTTAGAGGCGAGAAGATTTAAGCTTATTAGATTGGATGAGTTTCGAGTAAAGACGATCCTTGAACTGCCTGAAAACATAATTACAAAAGACTTTCCATCGTCAGCGGCGTTTGAAAACCTGATCCAGAACGAGAGCGTCCCAGTTCGACCATCTGCTATGCCGCTGAAATTCGACGAACGTTCTAGGTAGCTAGACCCATCGAAGGAGATGCCTTTCGCCCGATACCGCGAAGCGCCAGCAACAATTGGAAACGCTCCGGGTATCATGCGGGATTGTTCAAAACGGCTGTGATGTTAATGTGCGTCGAATCGTCGACGTCGTAATAGATGAAGGCCGTCTCACCTGAGACTATCGTGACCGGAAACGAAAGATCGGCCGTTTTCTTATAGTTCGTCCCGACGTCGATCGTTCGATCTCCGCCCGAAGCCGTGACCTTGAATTTTCCGGCCTGCATTTTGACGTTGGTCGGATTGCTTAGCGTTCGATTACCTGCAATCGACACCGAGAAGTTAAACCCCGCCGACATATCTACTGCGATGGTCGTGCCATCAGTCAATGCCACATAGGCCGTCGAATCCCAGACCGTTTCAGGCGTGAGCGCTTTAAAGCCGGCGGCATCTGTCCGATAGTCCGAAACCGTCGCTTCGGCGATATTAGACAGCGCTGCTGCGGTGCCGTTGGCCTTTGCCGACATCTCATCAAAAAACCGATGCCAGTTATCATTGGCTCGGCCCTGAGACGTGCTCAAGTTTTCGTTGATGTGCGGGACCCGAAGATCGTTATTGGCCATCTCGTTTCCTCATGTTGAGTTTAGATCGCCTTCGATCTTGGCCTGCATCAACCCCCTAACCGTTGGGCTTGAGCTTTCCAGCTCCCAAATCCTTCCCGAAACACCCGTCAAGCCCAGGGCGTCGAACGTCACCCGCGTCATACCCTTCCCGATCTTGCCGAGTGACCGGAACAACTGGTTGCTCCATGTCCTTCCCCCGTCGTCGGACCATCGGAGGCCAATTCTCGGATCGGATTTTTTCTCATCCGTGGAGTTAAGTCCAAAGCCGGTAAAGAGATCGAGATGCAGACGGTCGACGCAAATCTGATTTGGGAACGCATGCATCGGTGCGCAGCGAACTCGCCAGATGATTTCCTCTCCCGCTTCGGTAAAGGCCGCCTGGCTCATCTGATACAGAGCGTCGTCGTCTTTCGATCCGATGATGACCCGGTTGGCGAAGTTAACCGCGCCGTTCCCCTTCCAGCGCGTTCCGCCCTTGGAAAATCTCTCCGACCAGCACGCCTGTCCCGACGACTGACTAAGCGTCCGGTTGAAGGCCCAGGACCACTCGTCTGAACTCAGGACATAAAACCCCGTCCCGTTCTTGAAATAGGCCGTGGCGACGAGCGTCGACTTGTCCTGCGTTAGTCGGATTAGTTCTTCGAGGTAATCGGTCGAGATGCGTTCGAATCCATAGCCCGCCGCCGCATAGACGACGTTATCGTTTCCGACCCAGAACAGATCCTTATCAAGTTCGGCAATGGTATGTTTATGTTTTCCGAGGCATCCTTTTGGGATGACGACGCCGGTCCGGCGGGTGAACCCATCGCCATTATCGTACCAGACTTCGATACTCTCGGTTCCGAAAATCCAGAGTTCCTGCAGATGCGCTATGACCCGGACACCCCCATCCGGATTGCCTTCGGCTTCGGCAAAATCGAGCGCCGAGATGCTTGTGGAATCGTCGACAGCCGACCAGAAAAAGCGTCCGTCATCAATTCCGAAAATAATCTTGCGGTTGAGAAACGTGCACGAATTTGCCGCCGGCAGATCGGCATCGCTCAACGTCGTAACCGTGTCATTGGAGCAAATGAACTTGTTTCCATCGATGACGATGGCGATTTGAACCGTGGACGCTTCATTGCGCGCCATGATGGCGCGTGCGGTGCCTGCGATATTACCAACACCCGTGCGTTGACCATCGGCTCCAATCTTCGTGAAGACCGTCCCTAGCAGGGCGTACATCGTCGTATCGTCGAGAACGACCATGCCTCGATTGGCGGCGAACGTTCGTCCCGGCGAGAATACAGTGAAACCGTCTTCGACATAGATCGGAGCCGGAACCTTGCCCTTCTGCTTGGCTTCGACGATGGCGTTCCAGTGCCTCGGACCTGTATCCTGGCCATAACGTCCAGGCTCGGAGCCGAGCCCGAAATCGAGCGTCAGAGACTCACCCATACCGTGTCTCCGGGACAAACCTCAGAGTTTCCGGGCGGTCGCAGTCCTCCATTTCCTCGCGCAACGATTCAGAGCGTTGGATAATGCGGTCGATGTGGGGGCCGGCCCGGCCATAGCTATCGGCCAATCGCGCCGCCAAATTCATTCGCACCGTATCGAGGTGCTCCTGCGTGATGTCGATGTCATTGGCAAGATCGTCGATGTCTTCAAATCGCCTCTGATAGGTAACGCGGACCGTTTCCGTCGTGACTGAGGAAAGAACCGGCCAGGCATAAAGGTTGCTGCTGTCCCTCTGCGGCTCGAAATACCATTGCGTTGGAATGCCGGTCGTCGTCTTGTTGGGCAGGTCCATGTATTCCTGCTTGGTCAATTCGACCATTGGAATATCGATGCCGGTTGTTTGACGAAAGCGGCAATCGAGAACGCGATAGGGTCGTGGCGTCAGTGCGATCGCGGGTGTATTCGCAATGAGGCCAACGTAACCTTCGCTCGTCCGCCAGAGTGCCGGGTGTTTCTGCCAGGAATGCAGGAGAAGGTTGAGTTCGATGCGTCCTTTTTCCGCCGCCGTATCGCTCATCGACTGGCCTTCGGCGACGATGTTGATCTTCTCCAGAGCGTACTGGATAAGCTGGCGGGCGTTGATCGAGAAATCAGTGCTGCCGCTGGTTGCCATGAATTCAAAACCTTGTTGTGTCAGGCCGCATCTTCAAAAAGCGTGACAGATGTGGGGGCATCGACAGGTATCAGGGTTGCGTTCGAAGCCGCTGCAAGATCTATAAGGACTGCGCTTGCCGGTTGAGTGAGATCAATCAAGGTCGCCGAATCTGGAGACGAGATCGGAACTAACGTTGCAGAAGGCGGTGCATCGACCGGGCTCAGAACCCGCGTCCGGAGCAACCGGACCGTCATGCCATGGATCAGAACGCTCGCACGTTCGACCAGAATGGCATACGTCCGGGCGATCCGGATGGCATAGCCAGAGATCGCCACATTGGCTGGCAGAACGGTCAGTGCCGCGCGTTGGGCTCTGAGAAAGACAGTCTGACCCGCAACAGAAATGCCTGCAACAAGCGCATGCAGCATTCTATTAAGGTTCAGCGTAACGGAAACACCTGCAATCGCAACGTTGCTGGCTGAAACGTAGAGATAGCGGGTTGCGCGAAGGACTAAGCTTTGTCCGGCGATCTCCACATCAGCCGCATTGATCGTTATGCGACGGTCGAGA